CTTGTAAGTAGTTGATAGACTGGGAGTTAACGGGCTTGGAGATATTTTGTTTGTTGTAAGGTGCTGGGAAGTGGAGGGTTTATTATACATTATGGGGGATGCAAGGATGGATGGCTGGTTGGCTAAGGGACACCGACAGTATGTCAATTAAAATATATCTTGACTTTTGATGGGGGTATAATAAGGTGGGCATGAATCATAAATATCGTAAATAATAAGGAGTTATTTTGTTGAATATAGTAGTAAAAGATATTACCGCAAACAAGAAGACACTTGGGAATCAAACCTACTATCTCCTTTGTAACTGCCTTAACCCGCTCACAAATAGAATTGAATATGATGAAAAAGCAATGACAATCGTGGATATAATGGCTTTTTGTAATCTAACTCGCTCACAATTAAATATGGCATTCAATGAGCTCTATAAAGCGAATGCAGTATTAAACATCAGGCTCGAAGAGAAAGAGTTTTATTATATTAATCCATTGTTTGCCTGCCATAAAACTTTAGATATTTCGTGGGGCTCATATTTGGTTGAATTATTTTGTGAGGACGCAAACTCAGAACCGAAGGATATGTTATACTATAAAAAGGGAAACAGAAAGCTTACCATCAATAGTGGTGGCTCCTTTATTCCAGAAGATAGTATTTTGGCTAAATTAAAAAATGGCGGATATAGGGGGAATACTAGAAATGACTAAACAAGAATCAATCAAGGCTTACAGTGATTATATTCATACTCACATAATGAACGTAAAGAAAGTATGGTGCGAAGTCGAGGAAGTGCTTCATGATTTCGGGATAGGTGTAGACTCGGTTCGCATGAGAGAAATTGTTAGAGTGCATGATGAATCTAAGTTTACAGAAGATGAATTTGAACCATACAGACAGAAGTTTTATCCTAGCGACGAAGATTTTGAAATAGAAAGAATAGTTGATGATAAGCTATTTATAGCGGCAATGAGTCATTACAATTCAAACAAGCATCACTGGCAATACTGGACAAGTTATAGAGACGGTAACTCAATCTCTACAAAAATGGATAAGCTATATGTTATGGAGATGCTGTGTGATTGGGGTGCGATAAGTCTAGTGGAAGAAGACACAGTTAAAATATTTTACAATTCACAAAGACCACACATGGTCGTACATGGGGAAACAGAAGCAATTATTGATAGGTTCATTCAATATATTGATATAGCGGTTGAAAGAATTAGCAGGAGGAAGAATGCCTAGAATTAAGGTAAGCAAATTCAAGGAAGCTCTTAATTATATAGTAACATTCAAGGTCAATACTGGAAAGCTACCCACTGACAGACATATGCGTGGCGAGGGATTTTCAAAGTATATATCAGAGCAGGCGCGTTTTCTATATAACATGAACAATGCACGCGAGGCTATGCAGAATTCAGAAGTTAAATCATGGCTTATATTCGGAGATAGCCATTATCCGTATCATGATGAACCTACAATCTCGGCAATCATGCAGTTTGCAATGGAATACAATCCGGACGGAATACTTCATCTGGGCGATATGGCTGATTTTCAGTCTATCTCATCCTTTAACAAAGGGAAACCCAGACTACAAAATGGATTAGCCCTAATAGATGACCTAGATGCATTTGAGGCAGGACTTGGTGTGTGGAGTGACTTCGATTGCCCAAAAGTCTTTATCACGGGAAATCATGAACAGCGTCTCGAATGGTATATAGATGAGCATCAAGAATTAGACAGAATATACAGCATTGATAAAATGTGTCAGCGCAATGGTTGGGAATGTATTGAGTATGGTGGTAATTATATACTGGGCAATATAGTTTGTATGCATGGTAAGTTCTATAATAAGTATCATACCAATAAAATGCTTGAACTTTATGGGTGCAATGTTCTTTACGGACATACGCATGATGTTCAGTCTCATAGAAAGTCTGTGTTTGGTGGCAACATTTCGGCACACTCGCTGGGCTGTACCTGCTCAATGAACCAGCATTATATGAGAAATAGAGAGAAAAGGTGGAGTAATGCCTTTGCGACGCTGGATATTTTCCCTGATAAAACTACTATTTTAACGATAGTTGATGTCATAGATGGCAAATTTACCTACAATAAGAAGGTTTATGGAGAGATTTAGTGGAATATATACTAGTTACTGACGAAGATGAACGCTGGTATGTAATACCTAGTGATAAAAGTAGAGAATGGGGCAAATGGGTTCAGTCTGAAGAATGGAATGAGCCTTATTGGGCGGATAGAATATTTGGAGACCCCACCTTGCTTAAATTTAAAAATTATAGAATAGATTAAGGAGTATCAAATGTTTTTAAGTAAAATAATGAATAAGATAGTAAGTGCTCGGTGGCATCTGCATTTTATAGGTGCAACGCTTTTGGGGTTATTTCTGACAGCCTTAAATGTGTATTTCATGGGTGATTTTGTATTATTATCACAAGTAGTCATAACTTTGGGCTTTTTGGGTGTAAGCCTTATTTTAGAGTTCAATTTTAAGACAAAAAAGCTAAATATTGGAGACCTTGTTGCTAATTCTTTAGGCTTTGCACTGGGAATTATGGCGATATTGGTAAAATAATGGGAATAGAACTAAATAGATTGTGGATTACTACTTACCAAGGAATATTGGCAAAAGGATTTAAATAATGGGAAAGGTAAAGGTTATTGATTGGAATCTAATCAGGGCAGAGTATGTCATGGGGCATTCTGGCAACTATCCTACATACGCCTCGCTAGCCAAGCAACACAGGGTATCAAAGCCCTTAATTATATCTATGGCTAATGATACTCTCGACCCGCTCAATCGAGGCTTTACATGGATAGAACAACGCGAACAGCACATAAGCAAAAAGCAAATCATACAAAACGATGTTGCCGCAGAGGAAGCCAAGAAGTCCATTAAGACAATGGTGAAATCACTTAGTGGCATTGCTACGCGTTCATACAGGCTTTTGAATAACTTTTTTGAACAATTAGAGGTAGAGCAACAGAGATGTATGGCTGCTGGTGAATTCTTTGATATATCTAAATATGTAAAGATTGATGACATTAATAAGATAGCCTCCACCATGAATAAGATAGCAGGTAGTGATAAAGCCGGTCAAATAGTCCTCCAAATCAATGCTCCTAACGGCTCAACTGGAAAGGCACCTGCGAAACTAGGAGACCTGACCGACGAGCAAGTATTCAAGCTTATCGAGGACACTGAAAAAGGGGGAACTGAATAGAATGGCTAATGAATTAAAGTTTTCAAAAGCAGACCTTCGCAAGGAGCTATTACTTCGCAAGCAAAAACAAGTGGACAAATTACAGGAAGAATATTCACCAAATAAAGAGCTTGGGCTATGGAGGTTTTGCCAGCACATTGCGCCTGATTTCTATACTGACGACAAAACCCCGCTCAGGGAATTAACCGAGGTATTTCGTCGGATAACGCTTGGTGAACTCCAGTATGTTTTGATTTCTATGTTCCCGCGCATGGGAAAAAGCAGGACTACTACATATTGGATTGGGTGGTGGCTGGGCTATGACCCTCAGGGTTCGTTTATGCGTAACTGCTATAATGATGAGCTCGCAATGACTCTCTCGAAAGCTACACTCGATTTATTGACTAGCAGTGAGTATGGGGAAATATTTCCAGACATCAAGCTCGACAACTCTGCTCACTCGAAAATGAACTGGCAGATAAAGGGAACCACGATAACTACTTATTTTGGCGGCGGCATTAATGGAACCATGACCGGAAAGGGCTGTAATCGAGCCGCAATTTTTGACGACCCCGTAAAGAATCCAGAAGAAGCAATGTCTGAAACACATCTCGAGAAAGTTGATACTATTGTGGAATATGCATTAACATCTCGAGTCGAGACTGCATCGAAATGTGCCAGAGTTATAATCCAGACTAGATGGGCATCAAAAGACCCCATCGGGCTGAGGGAGAATGACCCGAAATGGAGTAAGTTCATATTTCCACTTCTCGATGAAAACGATAAATCCATTTGTGAGTCAATGTTTCCGACAAAGGATGCTCTCGAGATTAGAGCCTCGTGGAAAGCTACTGGAAAGGAATGGATGTTCGAGGCGTTATATCAATGCAAGCCAATCGATGCTAGTTTTGCTAAAATTTCACTCGATGATTTAAATTTGTTTTCAATGAAAGACCTCGACGACATAGAAATCGAGGGAAGCTATGCGTGGTGTGACTATGCAAATAAGGGTTCTGACAACTTGTCGGCTCCATTTGCAAAAACATCAGAAGGTCGAGTATTCATTACTGGAGTAGTGTTCTCCTCGGAAGATAGTATTAATCTGCAAAGACCACTTATCGAGAAGACTGCACAATTTAAGCCAGATGAGTTTGTTTTCGAGAGCAATGCTGGTGGAATGGAATTTGCAACTAATCTCGAAGAGAAGTATAAAAAGTTATTTGAAGCTCTTGGTGTCGAGATAGAGTGTAGAACCGCTACTACCAATAAAGAAATTAGAATATTATTAAGTATCGGAGACATCAAGGCTAGATGTTATTTCCTCGTTGAGAACGAGCGTGATGAAGACTATAAACGCTTTGTGTCGAACTTAGTGTCATACGGGAAGCACCGCACAGCAAAAGATGATGCTATCGACTCAATGGCGGGTTTGCTTTCATTATTGTCGTCTGGTTCAGAACTTGAAATAGATATTATAACAAATAGTAAGAAATCATTTGACAACAATGATAATTCAGTGTTAGGTGAACTTAGCTATGACGAAGAGTCGGAAATAGTTATTTTTTAATAGGAGAATATATGACAACTGACGAAATAGAAAAAAGTATTGAGGTTACTGAGGAAAAGCTCGGAGACGGTGCCATAGTAAATGCAGACACGATTTTGCAGGACGCGGAACTCATGTATTTCCCAAACATCGCTAAGAAAATTGGAATTCCGGCAAGTAATGTCGTGACGGCAAACAATTCATCCATTTTAAAATATGGTTGTGTTCCTCATCCGTTCAATGCCTCTGAAATATTACAATATAAAGCTCTCGATGCAACATATCAGACCTGTATAGAAATCAAGCGTGATACAATCGCCGGTCTGGGATATAGGTTTGGAGCTATTGATGCAGAAGACAATAAACAACTAATGGAGTTCTTCAGCAATCCAAGCAGAAACTTTTCTGACACTTTCATCAGCACATTAAAGAATGTGCAGGAGGATTTAGAAACATTTCATAATGGCTACATGGAATTTGTAAAGAGTGGAGAAACTCGTGCTATTTATTATTTGCCGGCGAAGGATATGTATATTAAGCCAAAAGCAAAAAAGGGACTTACGACCAGAACTGTAGATAAGTTTTTTCACCTACCATCAGCAACCGCGGGCGGAAGAGTTCGGGCATATGCGCAATATGAGCCATATCCTGTTGACGGCAAGACTAAAGACGGAACTCATTATGTAATACACTTTAAGGTGCCGTCTCAGGAGGATTTATATTATGGAAAGCCAGATGTTGACCATTTATATGACATGATTAAACAGAGCTATTTATCTGACCAATATAATATTAACTTTTTCTCAAATGGCGGGCAACCTGCGTGGGCAGTTACCATTACGGGTGGCAAATTATCAAAGAAATCATACGAAGCCGTTCAGCAGTTTATTACAAATAGCCTCAAGGGCGTTGACAATGCACATAAGATGTTGTTCCTGTCCATACCGAATGAAAAGGCTAAAGTAAGCTTAATTCCGCTCTCTAAAAGCATTGATGAACAATTCATCACATTGAATGATAAGCTACAATTTAAGATAGCATTGAAATGCAGGGTGATGCCAAAACTTCTTGGCTTGTCTGGTGGGACAGCTCTTGGTGGTGGAAGTGCCGGTATTGCTGATTTAAAACTATTCATCGAAACTGTTTGTTTGCCGTCTCAGCTTATGCTATGCAATACTATTAATAAGTTTATTGCGAATGAATTTGGCAAGAACTATGAATTCACCTTAAAAACAATTAACATATCTAATGAAAAGGACAATGCAGTTATTGCGAGTGCTTATTGGAATATGCTTGACGAATTTGGAAATCGTGGTCTTGGTATAAATGAGATTAGGCAAATATTTTTAAACTTAAAGCCACTTGATTTAATGGAGACACCAATAGATGAGTCTAATGGAGTGAATCCAAAAGGTGCTCCGAAATTAAATGCAACTGGCGACTTAAGAACCACCGATAATAGCTCAACCGAAACTGGTGATGGTGAAGATGCTAGTAATTTAGATTCAGAAAAGAATAAGGAATAAATATGAGAAATATAATTGCAAATACAATTAGAGATAAATATTCTAATAACATACCAGATATTGAAAAGTCCAAATCAATGATATTAGAGTTCACCGTAAAAGATGTTGGTGGAGCGGGTACTGGTGATGTCACATTACCTTTAGCAGGTGCATTTGGTGTATATGTTGCTTGGGGTGATGCTGGTGATATTTCTGATGATGATGTTTATGAGACAGGAGATACTTGTAGTCACGCTTATAGTGCTAATGGTAAATATATCTGCAAAATAAGCAAGTCTGGAGCTGGATTACCTGCGTTTGGTGGTGCAAATTGGGATGCTGGCAATTATCTTACAAGCGTAATAGCGTTTGGTTCTGGATTAGGGCTGACATCATTATTCGAAGGGTTCAGGGGTTGCGGAAATCTACTAAGCGTTCCCGATACTTCATTGCCAAGCACTGTTCTTATTTTATCAGGTACATTCCATGGTTGCTCAGTTTTAAATCAGGGCTGTACTCGTTGGGATACAACTCATGTTACCAATATGTATAGGATATTTTACAGTGCAACAGCTTTCAATCAACCTATTGGAACTTGGAATACAGAGAGTGTCACCAATATGGCTCAGATGTTTTACGGTGCATCTCGGTTCAATCAACCTATTGGAACTTGGAATACAGCTCTTGTCACCACTATGCAGTCTATGTTTTACAAAGCATCTCGGTTCAATCAAGATATTGGAGCTTGGGATACATCCAGTGTCGACACTATGGCTTATATGTTTTACTATGCAGAAGCTTTCAATCAACCTATTGGAAGTTGGAATACTGCTCTTGTCACCACTATGCGTCAGATGTTTTACTACGCAAGACATTTCAATCAAGATATATCTAATTGGATTACATCCGGTGTCGAGAATATGCTGCATATGTTTTTCCTTGCAGACGACTTCAATCAACCTATTGGAGATTGGGATATAACGAGTGTCGGCAGTATGCGATATATGCTTACAAATTCCAATATGAACAAAGCTAACTTCGAGGCAACGATTATAGGGTGGGCACAGACGGTTGCTATTAATGATTCACCAACTAACATAACTTTAGGTTGTCCTACCGTAACAGTTGACAATGAGATTGGTGATGATGGTCATGCAATAGATGCTTTATTGTTTTTGTCTGATTTATTATGGACATTTGACCCATCCCCTGTAGCCACGACAGCACCAGCAATAACTAACCCAGCAAATAGTCTTTTCGTTACAATAACAAGTACATACTCACAACAAAATATATACTATACTACAGACGGTTCGGAACCTGACGCTACTGATAATCTTTACTCAAGACCATTCTCAGTAGAGCATCGTGATACAGTAAACGCTATTGCAATTATTAGAGAGTTAGATGGTTTATCAGACTTCTCAATAAGCGATATGGCAAGTGAAGCAATAACAGAAGCAGGAGCAACACCATGACTCTAAAATTTAACGATAACGAATACCGTATAGTGTTCAGCAATGGAACATATTGCTCACATGGCAAAGGTGGTTCAACACTTGGTAAGTATCTTACTTTTGAAACATTCACGACTAAAGCTAAATTGGATATTAGGCTGAGTGAACTCGGGGTCGATATGGATGAGGATATAGTAAATAACTAAATAAACAAAATTTAACTTGACATTTTTTGTAAATAGAAACATATTAAATAAAGAGGTAATTAAATGAAAACTAACATTAAGAAGAAAAGAGAATTGAGAGATGTAACAATCACTCATGTTTCTTTCGTCGACAAGGGTGCAAATCAACGCACTTTCCTTTTGGCAAAAGCAGAAGGCGATGTCGAGTCTAATATGGAGATTGATGTTAAGTATATCGTAAAGGCTGACCTAATTACCACCACAGATGACGAACAACGATTACTTTATGGTATTGTTTATGAGCCGGATGTAGTGGATTCACACGGTGACTTTATGACTGCTGACAATATTGAAAAAGCCTGCCATGAATATATGAGGTATTATAGAGCTATGGA